CTTCCGCACCCATTAACAAGTAACTTTGCCAAGTGTTAATATCTCCCGTTGTTATGGATATTCTTGCGCCGTTACCGTACTGCCTAAATTCTATATCTGTGTTGGCGTTGTTGTTTTGGTTTCTCCAATATTGTCCGCCTCTTGAGTCAATATATTGCAAAAGAGAACTACCTCCAAAAATACGCAAAGCCGTATATTGAGACGATCCGGTCGTTACCAAATAAGTGTTTTGAGTTACTCCGGTTGTAGCGTCGCCAAAAACAACGTTAACCGGCTCGCCGCCAATGTCCGCCGGGACGGTATTAGTATTAAACATAACGCGCCCAACCCCGTCGTAATATAGCCCCGTCTTTCCCGCGCTGTTAACCAACCTAAATTTATAAGCTGACGACGTCCCCGCTTTTAGGTTAAAAATACGCTCGTCGCTTGTGCTTGTTAAGTCTTGCGTACCTAAGTTTGGAGCGCTCACCGTCGCCCACGTTGGAACTCCCGCAACCAAAGACAAAAATTTCCCGTCGTTACCCGCCGCCGTAACTTCTCCAAAGGTGTTTGTCGCGCTTATGTAAGGAATAGAGCCGGCAACCCAAGAAGATTTTCCGGTTCCGCCCTCCGTCGCCGAAACTTGAGAGCTAACGCTTAGTTGTCCCGTGCCGCCGTTAGTCTTAACAAAACCGTTAGTGTTTAGCAAGCTAAAAAGGTAGTTTGTCCCGTTGTCGGTAATACTGCTATTTGTAACCGCTCCGTTAGCGCCAAACTTAGCCAACTTGTTTTGGGTCCCCGATCCGGACTTGAACAAAGTCCAATGAGCCGCGTTAAAAGCGCCCGGTCCGGTTATTTGGTTAGCGATATATATATCGCTCCCGTTTATGCAAGCTTGGCCACTCTCATAAGTAACCAAAGTATTATAAGACTTAAGCCCAACGAGAGCCGAGTCCGTTATTTTATTAAAGCTACTAACGGCCAAGTTTTCGGCCATTTCCCTAATATCTTGTGGGCTTATTTGCTGCGTTGTGTTATTGGGTAAATTTGTCGCCGCTTGGCTCAACAAATCGTTAGTATTTTTTTGAACTGCCATAAAAATATATTAATTAAATCCGTTAATCTCAAAACCTAAATCGAAGCCGGAACCTTGCAACGGGTTACCCGTCCCCGTGTTAACCGTTGCCTTATTGTCCGCAAAGTATTGCGCCACCGTAAAACCTTCGCGAGGAGTGTACTCGACAACCGTACCCGGCGGAATAGTTCCGGAAATACTACCTAAAGCGGGATTATCGTTAATTATCTTAACGGCGCTCGACGCGTCTCCATATAATTGGAGGCTCAAATCGAAAATAGTTTGCCCGCTTGTCGTGGTATATTTTGCCATACTTATTTGCTTATCCTTTCGCCGGTTATATAAACTTGGTTGTTGCTAATAATAACCTTGTCCGCTCTATATCCGTCGCTGTTGAGCTGTATTTTAATAGCTCTCTTAACAACTTGAACGCCTCCCGTAGCCCCTAAAAAACGCTTTACCCCTACGCCAAGCGTCGGGAACTCCTTCCACCAACCCGCGTAAGAGTTTATAATATCTTGGACGTGTTGAGGGTCCGAGTCAGTAATTACAAAGTCTCCGCTATTCGCGTCGATTGCAAGGTCGTTATTTTCGAGTTTTAAATCTCTGCTCACCATAGCATAAAGGTAAAAAAAAGAAAAAGGACCGGCTCGAAGTGGTCCACGTTTTTAACCGTGCAAAACTTTTTCGTTTTCGATGTCGCCCTTTTGTGTGTTTGGAGTTATTGGCGACCCGGTAGCCACCGGCGGAGCTATTACTCCAGGCGTCGGCGTTGCTCCAACCGTTGCCGTCGTGGTGTGGACGTGTGAATTATACTTGCTAATTAAGTCGTTAAGGCCGTCCTCTAATCGGTTTATTTTCTTAACCAACTCCTCAACCTTAATAAGTCCGCCGAATTGGTCGCCCCTTAACTTAATTGTCTCTATCTCGGAGTAAAGGCTTATAAAAGCCGTGTCTTTACTTAAAAAAGTGGCAATAACAATAGAGTCCGCCGCCGGAGTTATTAAAAGAGGAGTCTCCGAAGTCCCCGCGATAAGCTTCACCCCTAAAATATTGGCGTCGCCGTTTACCGGAGCAAGCTCCGCCTCCTCGCCGTCAACTTTCACCACTTTACAAACTACGCTATAAATCTCGTCGTTTGTTGCCGCTAGTTTCTTTATTAAGTCCGCTATATTTTCGGTCATTGTGTTATCGGTTTTTGAATAAAGTTGCCGTTTCCGCTATCTTGTAAGTCGTAAATCTTCTGTTTGATTGTTATATCTTGGCGCCCGCCAATATCCCAACCGAAACGAGTTACCACTTTAGTAACTAAGTAGCCGCCGGACTGCTCCGGGATTTCCAAGTTAATAAGCTCCACTACGTCCCCGTGGTTTACTAAAGGCGTCGCAAAAATAGTAAAATCGCCGTCGTAACCGCTATATCTGTACTCCTTAACCAATCGGTCCGCTGTGCTTTGTAAGTCTTTTAAAGTATAGTTATTAAAGTACATTGTCCTCACCTCTCCGCTTTCATCTCCCGCCGTAGCCTCTAGCGCTGTATTATTGTTGTCTATACTTTTACAAACCACCTTAATTTTTCGCTCCGTTGCGTCCACATAGTTGAGCCTTTCGCCGTCGATAAGTTGCGCCGTTTGGAATTGGAAGCGGTGCACCTTTTGGAGCTTCTTGTTAATACTTAACCCAACGTAAAGAGTCCCGTCTCTAAAAAAAGAATAAACGCCGTGCTTTGTGCGTAGCTCGTTTAATACCTCCGCCGCCGTCGCGTTTGTTATCCTAAAGTTTCCTAGGTTTTGCTCCGCTGTGATCTCATACTTAACCCCCGCCGGGATTATCTTAGCGATAAGCTCCGAAAGTTTCGGGTTTTGTAGGCTTAACGTGATGCTTTTCTTTTTTAATTGGTAAATCTCGTCCTCTAAGTTGAAACGGAGCGGAAATTTTTGTCTTATCCCGGAAATATATCCAACGAAACAAGTCCCAAGATCTCCGTTATATCCAACCTCAATTTTTACCTATACTATCGACCGGAGCGCCGTCCTCGGTTACATAACGCAACTTTTTAGGGATAACAAACTCCGCCGTGTCGGTTAAGTTGTCGTAACTGGACTCGATTTTTACCTCCGTACAAAAGTCGAAAACTTGAGCCGGAATAGTCCCGGAGGAGTCGAAAAAAGTGATTTTACTATCTAAGCGGTCCATAAAAACAAAGTTATTTTCTTAATACGGTTAACTCGATCGGGTCGTCCGATACCGCCGAAATTTCAAAAAGTTGTACGTTTTGCAAGCCCTCCACTTGCGGAAAGCTAAAAGACTCTATTACTATTGTTTGAATATTAAAAACGTCGTCCAAAAATCGAGAAGCGACTCCGATAGCTGCCTCCGCCTCGAGGTACTCCTTAAGCTGTGCGACTTCCTCCTCCGGATAACGTAAAGAGCTAGGAGAAACAACCGCGCCGCGGATACTTATTTGATAGTCGCCTTTGCTTATATATTCTTTAACAGTCCCGCTCAACCCTTGAATGTTTGTTTTAATTATTTGCTTTTGTTGCGATACGTCAAAAAGTACCGTATCAATTTTAAAATTTTCGTTTTTCTCGTCATTTTTTAAAATCTCTCCATAGTTTACCGTTTGCCCTTTTTTATCCTTATAAGAGCCCGGAATAAAAATAATATTTGAAAATACCGGCGTCCCTAAGTAGCTCGTAATTTGCGGGTCATTGGCGTCCGCTTCCTCCTCCGTGAAAGCCGTGTTATAATACTTAGACTTTAAACTCTGTAAGCCGAAACCTTTTAAAACGATTTCCGGGTCTACTCTCGGCGTAAATTTACCGCCTATTTTATCGTAAGCTTTCATTATTGGGCTATGTTATTAACGTTATTTACTGCACTTAAAAGAGCTTTAGCGACTAAGTCCTTAGCTCGGTTATTTATGTCGTCTAGGTTGGTCGCTGTTACGTTAAAGGACTCGACCAACTTACCTATGTTTATATGAATACTTGTTGGACGTCCCGACTTTACCCCCTCGACGCTTGTACTCGATTGCTTTCCGCCTTTTCCTCCCGCCGCCGCCGCTCCGGTTGCCTTAACTAAAGATTGCTGTTTTAATACGTCGGTAAAGTTATCCGGTTTTTTCTCCGTCGTCTCCGTTTTTAACTTGAGAGGCTCCTTAATCATTTCGGCGTTAAATCCCTCCGCAAAAGCTCCGGCCATTCTTGTCCCGGCTTTCATAAGACTAAAAGCCCCAGTGAGTTGAGAAAGACCTTTTTTAATTTGGTCGATGTCTCCGCTAAATATCCCCGCTATCAAGTCCCCAACTCCGCCGAGAATGTTTTTAGCATAGTC